AGGCCCAGGAACAGAGACAGTTACGACTGAAGTCTCTCCATTAACTGTAACAGTGTTCTTTTGGGTTGTAATGTTAACAGAAGTCATGTTGACGTGTAACCTTCACTTACAAATATATTACCTTCTAAATAATATTCTTTATTGCCCGATCCATCTACTAATAAAACATCATATTTTAGAATATTTGGAGTAAATGTAGCAGTCTGCACATCTGTTAAAGAAATACTTACTGACCCTGCTGATCTATCTGTGTAAGTTGTTATAAAATCTGCAAACTTAGTAGTTCTAGTTTCTTCCCAAACTTGTGCAGCAACCGTAAAACCGGTTAGATCTATCGCATTATTATTACCATCTTTGAATAACAAAGGGATTGTATGATCTGATCTCCTTTGAACAGTAAAGTTATACGTTCCAGGTTGAATTGCCATTAGCTACCTTCTAATACAGCTACTTTAGCTTCTAATGTTTCTATTTTAGCAACTGCTTCTTGTAGTGCCTTTGTCAAAGTAGCTATTAAAGGTAAAAACTCAATTTGCTGTAAATTTGCATCATCTTTTGGTATTTTGCAAGCATCTGGAATTACTTCAGCTACTTCGTGTGCGATAAACCCTTCACGAACATTTTCACTCGCTTTGTATAAATCATAATTAGCCCTCTTATAACTTACTGTTCTTAATTTTTTAACCCTTTCAATACCATTTATATCTAAATCTTGAATTTCTCTCTTAATCCTGTAATCAGAGACTCCATATTGAAAATAACCTCGCCTTGAGTTGTCTATATAAAAATACTCTCTTTGTGTAGCGCCGTCATACCAAACATTAAATAGATTTCCTGTGCTTTGACTTGCGTTATTATTATCTCCAGAATCAGTATCACGACCAGTTCTTGTTCCAAATCCTTTAGCACATACGGCACCAGCTTCTGTGCTTGCATTATTAAAAGTATTACCTATTGGAACGAAAGTACCAGTTTCTGTTATTTTAAACCTAGAAAAGTTTTGAGTAATAAATTCAATGGGTGCTGCTTCTCTTGTTTTTATTTCAAAAGCTGCTGTTCCTCTGTGTTCTAAAAAAGATTTTGCATTTTCTCCGTCATCACGACCAACCCTTAAACCAAAATCAGTATAAGTTTGATTATCAGCAGCAATATCTAAATATGAATTTTTACCTGTATCAGGACTACTTATTTGAAGAATAGTGTCTGCATTGGGATGTTGCATGTACATATTGCCAGAGATCTCAAATAATTGTGGCTTAAATGTTGCTGTAATCGCTCCACTATTAGAAACTCCTATGTGGTTTACGTTAAGTCTATAAAAACCAGTTGTACCATCTCCAAAGTTGATTGCAGGTGCAGATACACTTCCAGCAGAAGCTTGTAAAACACCTGTCATAACGCCACCACCTTTTGATAGTAAACCTAAATTTGTATCTAAAACATTACCTATTTCAACAAAACCTGTGTTCGTACCATTCCTAATTTTTAATATAGCCTCATTAGATGATTCATTTGTAGTATTTATATGCATTTGATAGGCAGCTAAATTAGCTGACCCACTAGGATCTCCTGTATCACTATTAACTGTTCTTAAAGCTTCAAGAATATCTTTTATAGCTGTTCTTACTGCTAAACCAGTACCGTTAGCTGGTGAAAAATTTGTTGTAGATTCTTTAGTAGTAGAATTAACTCTGACCATTTAATTAAACTCCTTTCCCATATCCTAATGCTTGAAAGGTAAATTTAACATCTATTACATTTCCTGAAGTATTTGTAAATAATACTGTAAAGCCTGTGCCCGTTATATTAGACAAAGCAAAAGAAGCTCCCGCAGGCATATTCTCAGGTGCTATTGCTATTGAAGGTAGGAAAGTAGTTGTTGATCCTCCTATATTTGTCGTACCAGTGAAAAATCTATTAGCAAATAAAACATCTTTCCCAGATGCACTTGTCGTTGATTGTTGAGGTGTAGATACAACAGTACCTCCTGCTCCACCTTGTTGATATTTATTTTCAATTCGTGCAGGAAGAAAAGCTTTAAAACCTAATTCACTTATTCTCATATTGTCATTAGCACTTACTGAAGTAATTTCACTCGTAAATTTAAAATATCTTCCTACAAAAGCATTATTAGTTAAATTTTGCTTTGCAGAATAAGTAACATTATCATTTGACACTTGCACTTGTAATAAAGATTTTATCTTTTCTGATCCCTCTCCATCAAAAAGACGCAATGCATCAACATCTGTAACAGAATCAAAGTCGCCTGACACAAGAAAACCCTGTGCATCTATATGTCTTTGAAGTCTTATATTTGAATATTGTGCTTCTAAATCAAAAACAGATGCAAATTCATAAGTACCAGTTAAGGATGTGGCAGGATTTGTAAGTTGTAATTTATTAGACACCACCTGTAAATGACCATTAGGTTTATTACCACTAAAAGATGTATCTTCACGTTGTTCTTTAATTAATAATTCATCTGATATTTCTGCAAAATTAAACTCTACCTGTGCAGCGTTTATTGAAACATTTTCAGTGGCATCTTGAAATTTCAAGCTATAAGTTCCTTCGATTGCTGGTGCAATAATTTCAGTAGTAGATCCAGTGATTGTTACATTCATATCTAGCGAATTAGCAAAAATAGCACCTTGAGATATTGTTCTTATTGAATGTCTCAAAATACAAAATCCATCAAATAATACATCTGTTGCAAGAGCTTTATCCCATGTTAATTTTACTTGAGTATTGCTTAAAGCTTCTACCCTTAAATTTGTTGGTGTTTCTGGTGGCTCTGTAAAACCACGAGTATTAAAATCTTTTGTTGTGGGATAGGTGCTTCTCTGTCCTGCTGCGTTAATTGTATAAATTTTAATTTCATAGCTACCAGCACCAGAATTAATTATTTCATGTTCAGTAAGTTGAGTTATAACTACTTGTGGATCTTCTCTATCTTTTCTATAAATCAAATGATAACCTGATGCTCCTGTTACTGGCTCCCAATCAATAAATAATATTGTGACTGCCAATCCATTATCTACAATTATCTTTTCTTCTATTGCACCATTCTTGATAGACGGAGAATCTAATAATTCTGTAATAGTTGATGTATTTGGCCTTGTAGGTAATGTTGTTCCCTCATTATCAACAACATTATATTTATTAGGGTTGTAATTTACAGAAGAGATAGTATAAGTTTTATTTTTATTTTCTTTTATATCAACAACTCTAAATGGTAATGCCTTTAAATTTGTTTCTTCTAGTAAATAAGGACTGTTTTCTACTGGAGCAGACGTAAAAGTATCATTACTAACAGATACTACATTACCTGAATATCCTGAAATAGTTTTTGTCTCAACTGTACCATCACTAAGCATACAACTTATTGTCGGACTGAATGAAAGACTAGGTAAATTAGTTGCTGAAGCACTATCAATAGTAACGGTACTTTGAGTAGCACTCTTAACAATTCCTCCTATTCTTGATGCTGCTTTAACTCTGTCTGCGACACCAATAATACTACCTATAGATATGACAGAACCAGCAGCTATATTTGTTTCAAATGTACAAGTTTCCGTCTGATCCTGTTGTGTCACTAAAAACCATCTACCAACTCTTGCAGCTTGACTCCTAGAAGTGACTCCAAAAGAATTTATATTTTTAGTTTGAATACCATATTTTGCCTGAGAAACAGTATCTTCAACAGTTTCATAATCAACTTCCTGCGTATCAAGATTTAAGAAAGATACATTTATTACATTAAATCTAGTTTTAGAAGACGAACCAGAATAAACAAAAGAACCATTTACAACGTTTGCATTATTAAAGACATAATCAAAACTTATTGCAGTTGGATTATCTATATCTTTTGGTGCGTCCTGTGCAATTTTTATTGTTCCTTCTTCATAAAAAGGAATCCCATTAAATACACTGCAAATATCTTTGATAACTTCCATTGCATCCTTTCTATTCTGTATATTTGCATTAATAGAAAAACGTGGTTCGAGATTATTGTTATCACCTGGAACAAGCTGGTTACAATATTTACTAACTTTAAAAAAACTAAAGACATCTAAACTTGATTCTGGTATCTCCGCACCATATTGTTCATCTGTGTTTCTATCTGCCTGCTTAATTAACAAGTCATATAAAACCCAAGCGGGGTCGCTACACCACTCCTTAGCAGTTTTAAAAGTACCATCAAAGTCACCGCTATAAGTTAATCTTCCATTAGAGTAATCAACAGTCGCATTATGTGGAATTTTTATTAGTTTTCCTCTGATCCTAAAATTTCTTAATGGAGCAGATGAAAATAGTTCTGTTGAAAATCTTAAAGTTGAATATGCAATATGCGGATAATTATTTTGTTGACGTATTATTGCTCTTACTTCTTCTAATCTTGCTGTATTAAATTCCGTTTGTCCATCACCTTCTGGATCAAATCTTTCTGCACTAACAGTAACAGGAAAAAAAGAAGAACCATCAGAATTTCCAATGGTTTTATTAAAACCAGTAACAGTTGTAAAATTTATGCCAAAGTCAACATTATAAGCATTAAAACTTTTACCTTCAATAAGTTGGTTTATGACTGTAGTTTGAGATCCATTATTAGGATTAATCTTTATGAGGATTCTTGATGCGGTAGCATTTCTATTTCCATTTTTTGTATTTATTGTAAAAAATTGATCAAACTTTATCTTGACCTGTACAGCATCAACATTTGGATTTGATATTGTTGTTGATCTTGCTGTTGCCGTACCACCTGCTGGATGATTAAGTTGTCTATCTTGTGGGTTTGATGGTAATGCAGCTAAAAATGTTTGCTGATTTGCAGCAAGAAGAACTTTGTTGCTTGCAGTGCCATCTTGAAAATTAAAACTTAATCTATCATCATGACTACTTGGTTTTACATCAAAATTAAAATCACTTTCTGATGGATTTGTGTTACTTGCAGTTGCCTTTAAAACAGGTATTTTGTTTAAAAATAAATCTTTTAAAAAAGCATTTCTATAAGAAGCTAAACTTTTATCTGTTATTCTTGCTTTACTTGCAGATGCAGAGCCTTCTATTTGTCCTTCGCAAAGACAATCAACTATTAAACCAAAATCAATAGATTTAAGTACACCTGATTCTAAGGATGCATCAGTAATTTCTCTGCGTTCAAAAGCCATTTGTTATATTAAGGAATGTCATAATCGGCAGATACATATTGAAAAGTATCAACAGAACTACTTACTACTGTACTGCCAATTAATGTCTCTCCATAAACAATATTAATAGGAACACCCTGTTTCGTATTATTTAAAAGGCCAGAAAATACGAAGCTTTGATCTCTAGGATCTTCTTGTTGACCAGCAGAAGGAGGAGGAGGAGCTAAAAGATTTGAAACCCCTTGCAGTAGTAACCCTATTCCAAGTTGCGTGAAGAAACCCGCTGCTTTACCTAATGAAATTGCAAAAATAGAACCCTTAATGCCTGCAGCTAAACTAAATCCTCCAAGAACAAAAGGTAAAAGTGGGCCAAGATTTCCATGTACTACAGGTATTATTTTTACGTCACTTTCTATTTGCATATCTAACATATCTTCATTAATTTTTACACCACCGACAAGAATACAATACTCCTGTTCTTTTATATGATCTTCTACATTTTCATAATTTGCTATTAAAAAATTAAAAGCTTTGCGTGGACTATTAGCTTCTATTTCAAAGCTAGACTTTCCTATGAATTTTCTTAATCTGCCATAAATTTTTAAATTAATCATTTATTTCAGATGGGTATAAAACAATAATAGATTCAGATTTGGGATCTACAAGATAAAAAGGTAAATCGTTAAATTTACAACTAAGTCTATCAGCATGACTAAAGATAAGCTCACCTTGAGGATGACTATGTACAATTCCTAAAACCTCTCCTTGATCTTCACCGTCTGCATAATCAATAGGATCTATGACAAAAGATTCAGTTTTATATGATTTAGATATATTTTTGCATTTCCAATAAGTTTCAATTCCGTCAATATCTAGAATTAATCCACAGGATTCTTCAACACCACATTCAATAGCGTGTTCAAATGCATCTTTAGACCAAGTGTATGTGTTCATCAGATAAACGTACCAACAGCAGGAAAAAGTTTTCTTGTGACAACTCTTTGAGGTATTCTCTTGTTTTCTAAATCATTTGCACCTGTCAATTCAAATTGGACAATTTGTCTACTTTCAATAGCTTTTCTATCAATAACAAATATCTCATCACGCAACCTGTCAGCAAGACCAGACGATCCAACTGATGAATTAAATCGGTTTACACCTGAAGTGAAATTTGTTGTATCTAAAGAAGAAGCTAAAGGCATTAGTCTAGTAATTGTTGCTCCGACTAAATCATTGTTTGGTGTTACTAAATTAATTATTTGTAAGAAATCAGTCATTGTAACAGTTGCACCAGAAGGAGTATAATTTATACCGCCTAAATTAGAAAAAGTCATTGTTGGCCTAGGAATTGTACCAGTGCTTTTTCTCTCAAAACCTTCGGCTTGTACAGCTACTCTTTGGTAAGAATTTTGTAAGTATTTAATTTCACCAAAGTTGTTAAGATTTGCTCCAGCATGAAAATAAAAAGTAGTATTTTGACCATGCAAAGTATTATCTAATTTAAGTTGAAATAACTCAATAATAGAACTTGGGTTGATTTTATTTAGTTCTGAAAAAGGTATTGCCATTACGCTTCAAATACCTCACGAAATACACAAGTTAATTTAATTCTATTTAAGAATGGAATAGTTCTAGGAAAGGAATCACAAACAAACTT